GACCGTGAGACCATGGAAGCGGGCGTGTTTCGTGAGCGGTCCCTGATCCGGTTTCAGGTGCGCAGTTCCGAGTTCACGCGGGGCATCACGGCAGATGACCGGATCGAGCACGAGGGCCAGCTCTGGGGCATCGTCGGCATAAAGGAGCCGATGGCAGGCCAGCGGCGGCAGTTGCTGGAGATCACCGTCGAGGGGCCATTGCTATGACCAAGCGACCGGGCAGATGGGCGCTTGTGCGCAGGGAATGGCAGGCGGTGCGGCACGCGGTGCTGGAGCGTGACAACTGGCAATGCCAGCACTGTGGCGCGCGGCGTCGGCTGGAGGTTCACCATGTCAAGCGCGTGGCCGATCACCCCGAGCTGGCGTTTACCCCGTCGAATTGTCTCACCCTGTGCGGTCCCTGCCACACCAAGGAAACCAACAAGGAATTGGGGCGCGTCCCTGATCCGAAGCGCCAAGCGTGGCGCGAAGCGGTGGCCGAGCTGGCCACGAAACCGATCGAGCGAAAAGGAGAAATCAATGCTTGATTCAGTGAAGATCCAGCGTCGGCAGTCGGAAATCCGGCAGGCGCTGGCCGAGCTGGCAGGGGCTGAAACCCTTGACCAAGAAACCCGTGGCAAGATGGACGCCATGGATCAGGAATATCAGGACAATGAGCGCAAGTTTCGCGCGGCCCTGATCAATGAGGATGAGCAGCGCCAAGAGGCCAAGGGCGAGTTGGAAACCCGTTCCAGCCGCGAGTGGTCCGAGATGATGGCCGGATTCGAGATGCGCCAAGTTGCGCTCTATCTGGACGAGGGAAAGCAGATCGAGGGCCAGACGGCAGAGATCGTGCAAGAGCTGCGTTCGGCTGGCGGGTTCCGTGGCATCCCGGTTCCTTGGCAGGCGCTGGAGCAACGCGCGGGCGAGACGGTGGCCGGTGGCACCCCTGACCCGATCAGCACCCGCCCGATCATCGACCGGCTTTTCCCCGATAGCATGGCCAGCGCCATGGGGGCGCAGATGATCCAGATCGACCAGGGCGCAGCGGAATGGCCGGTTGTGACCAGTTCCGTCACGGCAGGATGGCAGGCGACCGAGACCGGCAATGTCGCGGGGCCGACCGTCTACGCCACGACCGACCGGGCCATGACCCCGGCCAATACTCTGGGCATCCAGATGAAGATCACCCGGCGCAGCCTGAAACAGTCGGGTTCGGCGCTGGAGCAAGCGGTGCGGCGCGACATGGCAGGCGCTATCGGGCAGGCGGTGGATGCGGCGTCGTTCTCTGGCACCGGGGCCGATGGCCAGCCTTTGGGCGTGATCACCGGGGCCAGCACCTACGGCATCACCGAAACGGCGATTGACGCCACGGCGGGCGTGGCCGCGTTCCGTGAGGCTGTCGCGGCGTTCATGGTGAGCAACGCGGCATCCGGTGGCGGCGCGGTGCGCGGCATGATCCGGCCCGAGCTTTGGAGCTTCCTTGACAGCATCATGTTTGACGGCGGGTCCGGTCTGACCGAATGGGACAAGCTGGCGGCGCTTCTGGGGCAGATCAACACCACGTCCAACGGGCTGGCCGCACCGTCTGGCACCCCCGAGGCCACCACGGCGCTGTTGACCACATCGAGCGGCGGCGTGGCCCCGTTCTTTGTCGGCGCATGGGGCGCGGTGGACGTGATCCGCGATCCGTTCACCGATGCAGCATCGGGCGGGCTGCGGCTGACCGCTTTGGCCACTCTGGACATTACCGTCGCGCGTCCAGTGCAGCTGCGGGTTCTGACCGGTCTGGAGCTGGCATAATGCTCTGGGGCGTAGCATCCGGCGCGCTGGAGCTGCGCCAAGAGGCTGGAGGCGTCCGGTTATCCGGGCGCTTCCCCTACGGCACCGAAACCGAGCTTGTGCCGGGGCGGTTCGAGCTGTTCGAGGCGCGGGCGTTCTCTGGCCGGATCGAGGCGGGCGAGGACGTTCACCTGTTATCGGGCCACGACTTCAACCGGCCCCTTGCCAGTCGGCAGGCGGGTTCTCTGGAGATCAGGGAAACCGATCAGGCGCTGGAGTTCGAGGCGCGCATCGAGGGCGGCACCAGCTGGGCCACCGACTTTCTGGCAGCACACAAGGCGGGGCTGATCCGGGGCTTGTCACCGGGTTTCAGGGTAGCCCCCGGCGGCGAGCAGATCGAGCGGCGCGGTAATGGGCTGTTGCGTCGGATCACCCGCGCGGAGCTGTTCGAGCTGTCCACCGTAACCCGGCCCGCGTTCGAGCAGGCGCAAGTCGAGGCGCGGAGCTGGCAGGCTGATCCGCACCGACAAGCTGTCGGAGCGCACCCCTTTAAACGCTGGAGGCTTTGACATGGGTTTACTGGACATTTTCCGGCGGCGTGATGGACAAGTTGACCAACACGAAACCCGAGCATCGGGCACCGGTTACACGGCGGCGATCATGGCGGCACGGGCCAGCTACATCAGCGGCGGCAGCGACGTGGCCGAGCTGACCAGCGCGGCGCAGACCTGCATCAGCCTCTGGGAGGGCGTGTTCTCTGGCGCTGACGTGGCGGGCACCGATCTACTGGACCGCAACACCATGGCGCTGGTGGCGCGGTCTCTGGCCCTGCGTGGCGAGTTCCTGGGCATCATTGGCGAGCACATCATCCCGGCAAGTGACTGGGACGTGTCCACCCGAGGCGGCAGGCCGGTTGCATACCGGGCCAGCATCCCCGAGGCGGGCGGCGGGCGCACCGTCACGGCGCTGGCTGGCGAGGTTATCCATATCCGTATCGGCAGCGACCCGGTGGCCCCATGGACGGGCACGGCACCCCTGCGGCGCGCGGCGCTGTCGGCCAACCTGTTGCACGAGATCGAGGAGGCGTTGCGGGATACGTTCCGAGACGCGCCAATAGGTTCTCAGGTTCTGCCCCTGCCAGACAGTTCCCCCGAGGATATGGAAGCCATGCGCGGCGCGATCCGGGGCAGGCAAGGCCAGACGTTGATCATCGAAGGCGTGGCGCAGGCGACGGCGGCGGGCATGAATCCCCAGCTGGGCCAGCGGCGTGATGATCTGACACCCGATCTGCAAAAGGCCGAGGCGGCGGCGATCATGGCAGCGGCGCGCGGCGCGGTGGCCGAGGTGTTCGGCGTCCCTGCGGCGTTCTTCAACCCGGCATCAACCGGGCCAGTGTTTCGTGAGGTGCAACGGCACTTGGTGCAATACACCCTGTCCCCCCTTGCGAAGGTAATCAGCGACGAGGCCACGGCCAAGCTGGGCGGCACTGTCCAGATCGACGTGGAAACCCCGGTGCAGGCGTATGACACGGGCGGCAGGGCGCGCGCCATGCAGGGCATCATCAAGGCGCTGGCCGAGGCACAAGAGGCTGGCATCGACCCCGAAAAGGCCATGCGGCTGGTGGGCTGGGAGACAGAATGAAGGAGGCGCAATGTGCCGTTCGATATGTCATATCCGGCCCCCGCGATGACCCGTCGCGAGCGCGACGCGGCGCGGCGTAAGCTGTCAAAGGATCGAGCGGAAACCATCGTCGGGCATCTATGCGCGCTGACCCGCGTTGCCCTGGAGGAAGGGCGCGTCCTGACCCCGCTGGCTTATGAGGGGCTGTTCCGGCGCGTGATCCGGTCAGAGCTATGTTTGCAGGGCTGGAGCTGGAGCGCGGCAGACGACACGGCGCGCGACGTGGTGGCGGTTGTGTTCGCGATCATGCAAGTGAAGCGGCCAAACTGGTATGAGGGGCAGCCGGAATGGACGATAGAGCGCGGTTCCCTGATCGAGCGCACACGCTGCGCAAACTGTGGCCACCCATTGCCCGAGGATAGGCCGAAATTCTGTTCCGACGGTTGCCGCAAAGTTCACGGGCTGCGTCTGTTCCGGCTTCGAGAGGCCAGCGAAGAACAAATGGCCAGCCTTGCCAGCCGGTCGCCGCTATGATGCGCGAGTGTGAGCACTGCGGCGGGCCGATCCCCGATCACCGAAACGCGGATGCGATGTATTGCTGTGTGAAATGCAAAAGCGCGGCCTATTCGGCGGCGATCACGGCGGCGCGGCTGGAGGCCAAGGCGGGGCGGTGGTGCGAGTGGTGCGGCGATACGATCCCCGCGACCAAGAATGCCGGGGCGCGGTTCTGCAATCCCAAATGCCAGCGGGAGGCGCGATACCGGGCCGATATCGAGGCGCGACCCGTCCAGACCTGCGCCGCCTGCGGGACCGGGTTCCGTCCGGTGCGCGACGATGGGCGGCAGAAGTATTGCTCGCACCAGTGCGGGCAGGCCGCCTATCGCACCGGCTACCCGATCAACTGCCACCAGTGCGGAGACGAAATTCAGAACCCCCGGCGCGACCAGAAGTTCTGTGGCAACCGTTGCCAGCAACGATGGCACCGGCGCAGGCGGCAGGCCAAGAGCTGACCCTGCGCGCGCGGGCGCGATCAACCTTGAAGGCTCCAAGGTTGCCCCGGCAACGAGCTGACCCTGCGCGCGCGGGCGCGATTGGGCAACGTTGTGGCCTTCAACCTTGCACTGTTCACTGTAAATTCTGCAAGTGAAGGGGGGCGCAGAAACCGGGTTCGTTCTGGACCCGGTTTTGCTGACCCCATGCGCGCGCGGCCTAAATCTTCTTTGTCTGGTTGAGCCAGCGCGACATGCGTTCATCGAGTTCGCGGAGTATCTTTTCAGCCTCTGA